AATATCTTGCGGAGTTGATGAAGAAGAAAGTATTATTGACTTCCGAGATGCAGGGCTTCCAGCACGTAGGGCCATTGTTACACCGGGAAGCCGCAAATATACTTTTGAGTGGTTACAGTGCCGAACATTAGTCATTGATCCGGCACGAACGCCTAGAGCATACAAGGAAATTATCAATTATGAACATGAAGTAGATAGCAATGGAGAAGTTATCGCAGATTATCCAGATGGTAACGATCACTGGATAGATTCTCTCAGGTATGCGACAAGTCCATTGTCGATGAGAAGAGGACATAGTGCATAATGGGACTTATAACAACACTAAAAAGGTGGTTTAACATGATATTCAAAAAACAAGCCGAAGAGGATTTTAATATCCAGGCAGCAGAATTCCCGGAAATGGAATCACTGATTAACCGGTGTGCGAACATCTACAGAGGTGTGCCGGAATGGTTAGATGATAAGAATAATATCAAGACAATTAATTTCGCTAAATCTGTCTGCTCAGAGACAGCTCGGCTCGCAACATTGGCGATCGGCATTCAGATAGACGGTTCCGCAAGGGCTACATGGCTACAGGAACAGATTGACAAGGTATATTTTCAGATTCGCCACTGGGTAGAATATGGCTGTGCCTATGGAACAGTTTTTATTAAGCCAAACGGTGAGAGTCTTGATGTATTTACTCCGGCAGATGTGATGATTGTAGACTATGACAACCAGGAAATCAAAGGGATTATATTCAAGGATTCTTATACTGTTGGAAGAAAATACTACACAAGGCTTGAATATCATAGATTTGTTGAGACCACAATAGACGGCGTGACAACTTATCCGTACTACGTTTCTAATAGAGCCTATGTATCAAAATCCCCTCAGAGCATCGGAGATAAGATTGACCTTAAACAGACCAAATGGGCGGACCTCATGGCAGATACACCGCCAATTCTCAAGGCAAATAGGGAGAAGCTGGACGGACCTCTGTATGGAGTTTTACGGACACCACAGGCGAACAATGTGGATATTAGCACGCCACTGGGCTTACCAATATTCGCAGAAGCTATCGAAGAACTAAAAGACATTGACATTGCATACAGCCGTAATGCCGGAGAGATATTCGATTCTCAGAAGATTGTTCTGGCAGATGATAGACTGCTGATGCCAAACGGCGCACCTGTATCAGCTATGTCGCCACAGGGCATGGAGAACAGACGGAATGAGATGAGGTTACCGCACTTTGTTAAGAATGTATTCGGACAGGACGCGAAAGAATTCTACCAAGAAATTAATCCAGTTCTCAATACAGATACCCGTATAGTCGGCATGAATGCCATTCTAAACCAGATAGGATATAAGATTGGATTCTCTAACGGATATTTTGTTTTTAATGAAAAAACAGGTATGGTGACGGCTACGCAGGTAGAAGCAGACGACAGACGGACAATTCAGTTTATCAAGGACGTTCGGGATAAGCTGGAGTGTTGTTTGAATGACACTATATACGCCTTAAATACATTTGCAGATTTATATGGCATCGCACCAGATTCTAACTGGATTTACGACGAAAAGAAAAAGAAATATGTCCAGTATATAGTTAACTATGATTTTGGTGATTTTACATACAGCAGAGAAGAAGACAGGATAGCGTGGTACAGTTATGTAAATTCTGGACATGTGACATTTTGGCGTTATTTGGTGAAATTTTATGGATATACCGAAGAGGAAGCAAAAAAAATTTCACAAGAAGCCAAAGAGGAAAACAAAACGAGAGGTTTTTTTGAAGAAGAGTAATGAGGTTAGAACAATGGTTGAAGAAGCTCAGCCAGACGAACCGAAGCTGTTTGGAGATGAGTAGTTATGTTAAGTCCAGAATATTTACGCCGGATAACAGAGGGCAGTGAACAAATTGCCGAAGAATTGCACCAGTATATCATCTCTGAGATCGTATCACGGATGATGGCAAGAATCGGCAGGGGCGAGGACTATATTCTGACCAATGCTGATGCGTGGAGAATCAGAACGTTACAGGAATCCGGTGAACTGTTAGAAGACATTCTGGCAGAACTATCCAGATACACCAAACGTGAGCAACAAGAGCTTCTTGAAGCGTTTGAAGATGCCGGAATCACTGCAATGGAGTATGATGATAAGGTATACAAGGCGGCAGGATTAAGTCCTGTGCCGCTTGAACAGTCACCAACAATGATAAGACTCATGGAACGAAATATGCTTGCGACCATGGGTGAGTGGAAGAACTTCACACGGACAACCGCAAGTGCCGCTCAGAGGCTATATATCGAACAATGCGACCTTGCATATAACCATGTGATGACTGGTGCAGTTGGGTATACGCAAGCCATTAAAGAGGCAGTTAACAACGTTGTGAGTGATGGTGTTACCGTCACATATCCATCTGGTAGAAAAGACACGATTGAAACAGCGGTTGCACGTTCTGTCAGAACTGGTGTGGCACAGGCTACGGGGGATATATCCCTGAAGCGCATGGAAGAAATGGACTGGGATTTAGTTCTGGTTAGTGCTCACATTGGAGCCAGAACGGGTGACGGCGGTCAGAATCCGGGAAACCACTCATGGTGGCAAGGAAAGATATACTCTCGTTCTGGCAAGAGTAAGAAATTTCCGCCATTCTCATTGACCGGATACGGGACAGCAAGCGGACTGTCAGGGGTCAACTGTCGGCATAGCTTCGGAGCCAGTGATGGAGAATTTAATCCCTATGCGGAATTATCAGCACAGGACAAAGCCGACAAAGGCAAACAGTACGAAAAAGAACAGCGGCAACGTACTTATGAGCGAAGAATCCGCAAAACGAAGAGAGAGGTTCTTGGGCTGCAGGCAGGAGTCGACAATGCACCGAATGAAAAGGCAAAATTCGCATTACAGCAAGACCTTGACCGGAAGTCTTATCTTTTACAGAAACAAAATGCTGCATATAAAGATTATTGCAAACGGAATGGCCTGAGGGAACTACAAGACCGACTTATGATCGCTAAGTGGAACCGCCAGAACGCCGCTAAAGCCAGAGGAGCGGCAAGACGATATAAGACAGCAAAGGGGATTGACTGATGGATAGATGGGAATATTTCAATCCGAATCCTGTTAAGGATAAGAGAACAGGAGATTGCGTTGTCCGGGCAATATGCAAAGCAACCGGGTTCGACTGGGAAACGGTATTCACCGGATTAATGATACAGGCGTGCACTCTGTCAGATATGCCAAGTGCAAATTATGTCTGGGGAGCGTACCTCTATAAGCGTGGATACAGACGCAAACTGATTGAACAATCAGAACGATATATCTATACAGTCAACGACTTTTGTGCAGATCATCCGACCGGCACGTACATTCTCTGCATAGATGGCCATGTTGTGACGGCACAAGACGGCAAATATTTCGATACATGGGATAGCGGTAATGAAATCCCGGTATATTACTGGGAAAAGGAGAATAAATGAGCATATCAGAATTTATACAGATTTTCCTCTCTATCTGCGGAGGAGTGTCCATTGTCGGAGGGGCGGCAGCCGTAATCTTTAAGTGGATTACTCCGGCATTTCGACTCAACAAGCGAGTAGAGACACTGGAAGAACATGATAGGCGAGATTATGAAAGTCTTCGGAGGATTGCAGAGCGTGATTCATTGATCCTGGAAGTGTTGTCGACCATGTTGGACAGTCAGATCAGTGGGAATAATGTGGAAGAATTAAAAAAAACAAAACAGAAACTTACAAATTATCTTGCACAGAATCAGCGTTAATTGCGTTAAGAGGTATGCTCATGAAATTATATGTGTTCACAAAGAAAGATATAGACAGGTTCTTGGCAGAGTGCAATTTTACACCGGATGAGGAAAGACTGTTCCGACTGAGATGTAAGGAATATACGTTCGAATACTGCGCTGAACAGATGAATGTGAGTATATCTACCGCAAAGAGATTAAGTAGAAGAGTAAACAGTAAGATTATAAAAGTATGCTAAAAGGAGAGACGATTTGTCCCTCCTTCTTTTTTATTTACACAAAATCTTCTTTCACAGCCCTTTCAAGCAAACTAATAACATATTCTGGTGGAGTTCGTTTGCCACTCTCCCAGTTTTCAATGCTCCTTTTAGGAATACCATATTTTTCAGAAAAAGCTTGCTGCGTAAGCCCGGAAATCGAACGAATCTCCTTGATATCCATATTTCATTCTTCCTCCTCTTTTAACGCGTCCAATCTTTCCTGATTTATTCGCTCCATTTCATCAAGCATAAAATTAATTGCTTCAATAAATTTTTCCCCTTTTGGGCTGTCTGCTTTTGCATACATATAACCCGAATCGTTTACTGAGAATATTGTATCCTTAACTTTGGCAAACTCTCCGTATTTACCTTTAGACGTTCCGATCGTCCAGTATTTTTCACCGTCTACCGGGATGCTATAAAATCCGTTTGATGGATTCAAATACTTTTCAACTTTCTCTCTTGCTTTGCGACCATATCGGTAAATTTCGTTCTGACCTGCATTAATGTATCTATAATCCTTATACATCTTTTCATTCCTCCTTAATTTTACGCCTTCCTTGTTTCTGATATTATAATATCACTCATTGGGTGATAAGTCAATACTTTTTTGACACTTTCTTGAACTTTTTAGATTGATACATCTATGCAAAAATATAATCAGAAAGGCGGTGCATAAGATGGCATTATATAACAATCCGTATCAATATAGTTTTGGTGTTCCGGGACAAATGAACCAGTTCCAGCAACAGCCTGTCCAGATGCCAGCCCAACCAGTGCAACAACCACAGCAGAATAATAATGGCATCCTATGGGTATCTGGCGAGGTTGGTGCGAAATCCTATCTGGTAGCACCCGGGACAAGTGTTTTGCTGATGGATTCAGAATTAGAGAAATTTTATATAAAATCCACAGACGTTTCCGGTATGCCACAGCCACTACGGACATTTGCATACCACGAGGTAGGCTCTCAGATGCCACCTAAACAGCCTGTTCAGAACATGGACAGTAAATATGTCACCAGGCAGGAATATGACGATTTAAAGGGCAAATACGAAGCTATCATAAACCGATTAAATTCTTTTTCTGAACCTGTTAGGGCTAATACCGCACAGGAATCAGCAGCCAAGGGAGGAAATGCAGATGAGTAATCCATTATTTAACGCGCTTGGCGGTGGGATGCCGCAGGGAAACGGGCCAATGCAGATGATACAGCAGTTTGTGCAGTTTAAGCAGAATTTTAAGGGAGACCCGAAAGCAGAAGTTGAAAAGATGCTACAATCTGGAAAGATTTCTCAGCAACAGCTTAATCAAGTTCAGCAGATGGCAGGACAGTTTCAACACATGCTGAAAGGAATGAAATAGTACATTACAATCTGGCCAGATTGATGTAAATACACAATAAAGGAGATTATAACTATGGATGGAAATTATAGCTTATCCGATATTGCCGCTGCTACTGGAAACGGTAGAAATAATGACGGCATGTTTGGTGGAGATGGCAGCTGGTGGATTATTGTTTTATTCATTTTTGCTTTCTTCGGATGGGGAAACAACGGCTGGGGCAATAATGGCAATGGCGGCGGATATACAGCCACAGCAGCTACTCAGGCAGACATTCAGAGAGGATTCGACAATTCCGCAGTAATCAGCAAGCTTGACGGAATCAACAATGGCCTGTGCGATGGCTTTTATGCCATGAATAACGGTATGCTTACTGGATTCAATGGAATCAACACCAACATCATGCAGACCGGCTTCGGAATCCAGCAGGCTATTAATGCCGATACTGTAGCGAATATGCAGAATACCAATGCTTTACAGGCACAGCTTGCGAACTGTTGCTGCGAAACCAGAGAAGCTATCCAGGGCGTAAACTACAACATGGCACAGAATACTTGTGCATTGCAGAACACAATGAACAGCAACACAAGGGACATTATTGACAGCCAGAACGCTGGAACAAGAGCCATTCTTGACTATCTTTGCAATGAAAAGATTTCTAACCTTCAGGCTGAAAACAATGACCTCAGACGTGCCGCATCTCAGGATCGCCAGAGTGCACTTCTTACAACCGCAATGGCTTCACAGACACAGCAGCTCATTAATGCGATTAATCCGGCACCAATCCCGGCATATCAGGTTCCTAACCCGAACACATATTACGGATGCGGATGTGGATGCAACACGGGATGTAATTGCTGATAACTTCATATCGAGAGTATCTTTCGATTGATTCGAATGTCGGCTTATGCCGTATTACACAGAGGGGCAGGCTGAGACCTGTCCTTTTGTGATATGAAAGGAGTATTTTTATGGCAGAATTTACAAATGTAGCTGCTCAGACTGTAGCAGCAAATGGAAACGTAGTATTTTCAAACACAGCAGTTAAGGGTTCTAACTGCATTCAGCACAGAGAGGGAAGTGGAATTATTACACTGAGAGGAATGACTAACCAGTGCAAAGCGAGATTCTTTGTGGATTTTTCTGGTAATATCGCAATTCCAACAGGTGGTACTGTCGGAGCTATCTCATTGGCTATTGCAATCTCTGGTGAACCGGTTCTTTCTTCCCAGATGATTTCCACACCGGCAGCAGTAAATCAGTACAATAATGTGTCCTCTGGCATCTATATTGATGTGCCTCGCGGATGCTGCGTTAATATCGCGGTAGAAAACACAAGCGATCAGGCTATTTCTGTTGCGAACGCGAACATTGTTGTGACCAGAGAAGCGTAGGAGGTGTGATTATGAGAGATATTAAAGACTTATGCGCAAGAATCGAAGACGAGCTGTCCAAAATTGCTGATAATGGGCTGACCACTGGGAACTTGGAAATGACATACAAATTGATTGATATGTACAAAGATATCAAGAACACGCAGTACTGGGATAAGAAAGTGGAGTATTACAACACTGTCCTTGATGAGATGCGTGGTGGATACAATGACGATTACAGCGAACGTGGAAGAAAGCGTGATAGCATGGGGAGATACAGCGCAAATGACGGCAGAATGATGCCGGATTACGACAGAGGTAGTTCTTATGCCAGACGTGGTGAACATTATGCCAGAGGACATTACAGCCGTTCTGATGGACGAGACGCCTACGATGATTACATGACGCAGAAGCAGAGCTATCGTTCCGGCAAATCTGAAGACTGCAAAAGAAAGATGCTTGCCGCCCTGGAAGAACATCTGGACGAACTCACAACAGAAATGAGCGATATGTCCAAGGATGCGGAGTGCCGGGAGGAACGTGATCTTGTTAAGAGATACGTGGAAAAACTCCGTGATATGCTCTAAAAACGCAAAAGTGGTAGAGAGGTAGTTAAAAGAAATCTGTTATAATGTAATTGTGCAGCGGAAAGCACAACGGTTGTTTTAACATTTTCGTTTTATCCTCCTTTCTTAAAGTAGCTGGTGCGCACGCTTTATGGAAAGTTAAACAGGTTCGAATCCTGTCGTGCGTATTTGCCATCTGGCACGCAAGATGGCTCACCTCCTTGAATAAAGTTTTTATTCACGTTTTTCTTTTAAAAAGAAAGAGCATTCGAAACAACTCGTGGCAGGCATGACACGTTAAACACCTTGCTAACCCGGGAATCCGGGTTAATGGAATGTAGCTCAGGTGGAAGAGCGGAGAGCACATAGCTCTTGACGTCGCAGGTTCGAATCCTGCCTTTCCAGCTACCCTGCCAGTGGTCTAACTGGCTTAATCCACTTACCTGCGGCGGCAGGTCAATAAACACGACCAGGAGGATGTTATGCAGAAACTTATTGATACATTAAAATCATTTGGAATTGAAATCCCGGAGGATAAACAGGCAGATGTAAAGAAAGCACTTTCTGAGAATTACAAGAATGCAAAGGAAGTTGCAAAAACTCTGTCAAAAGTTGAGGGCGAACGTGATGGATGGAAAGAACGTGCCGAGACAGCAGAAGAAACCTTGAAAGGGTTTGACGGTATCGACCCGGCGAACATTCAGACAGAGCTTGCTGGATGGAAGAAAAAAGCCGAGGATGCAGAGAAAGAATTCAATGCAAAAATCTATGACCGTGATTTCTCAGATGCTCTGAAAGCAGCACTCGATGATGTTAAGTTTTCCAGTGAAGCAGCAAAGAAGTCAGTTATGGCAGACATTAAGGAAGCAGGATTGAAGCTGAAAGACGGTAAAATCCTTGGACTGAATGACCTGATTGAGCAGATGAAACAGTCTGACGCATCCGCTTTCGTGGATGAATCTCAGCAGCAGGCTCAGCAGAATCAGGCAAGATTTACCACTCATGTTGGACAGCAGCAGGCACCGGGAAGCATGACCAAAAAAGATATTGAAGCAATCAAAGACCCGTCCGAGAGACAGGCTGCAATTGCTCAGAATATCCAGTTATTCCAGTGATTTTTTACACCGACTATACGTTAGAGTATAGCCGCTAACCCAATACCTTAATAATTATGGGTAGAAAGGATTTTTTATATGGCAGCAAAAGCTAATCTTATTATGACTAATGATATCCAGGTCACAGCACGTGAGATTGACTTCGTCACCAGATTCGAAAGAAACTGGGAACACTTGCGTGACATTCTGGGAATCATGAGACCTATCAAAAAACAGCCGGGCGCTGTACTCAAGTCAAAATACGCAGAAGGCACATTACAGGACGGAAATGTTAAAGAGGGTGAGGAAATCCCTTACAGCAAATTCACTGTAAAAGAAAAGCCTTATGCAGAAATGAGTATTGAGAAGTACGCAAAGGCTGTATCTATCGAAGCAATCAAGGACCATGGCTATGAGAACGCCGTTCAGATGACCGATGATGAATTCCTTTTCCAGCTTCAGACCAATGTTACTGAAAGATTTTATGATTATCTGAAAACAGGTACCCTCACATTCACAGAAACTACTTTCCAGATGGCTCTGGCAATGGCTAAGGGTCGTGTAGAAAACAAATTCAAACAGATGCACAGAAACGTGACTGGCGTTGTTGGATTTGTGAACATTCTGGACGTATATGAATATCTCGGAGCAGCTGAGATTACTATTCAGAACCAGTTCGGATTCCAGTACATGAAAGATTTCATGGGCTTCAATACTATCTTCCTGTTATCCGAAAAGGAAATTCCAAGGGGAACAGTTATCGCTACCCCTGTTGAGAATATCGTTCTGTACTATGTTGACCCGAACGAATCTGACTTTGCAAGAGCAGGTCTTGTATATACCGTATCTGGCGAAACAAACCTGATCGGATTCCACACTCAGGGTAACTACCACACAGCAGTTTCCGAAGCGTTTGCGGTAATGGGACTTACCCTCTTTGCAGAGTATATTGATGCCATTGCTGTTGGAACCATCAACACAACTCAGACGCTTGGAACTCTGACTGTAAACTCTGCAGCAGGAAGTAAAAGTGGAGATACTAAAGTGACCATTACTCCGGCAAAAGCAAGCGCAGGAAATGTGTACAAGTACAAAGTTGCATCATCTGAGACTGCCGTAGACTACGGACAGAATGTGAAGAACTGGAGCGCATGGGATGGAGAATCCGACATTACAGCAGCAACAGGGCAGGTAATCACAGTGGTCGAATGTGACAGTACCTATAAAGCACTAAGTGCTGGACATGCGACTGTAGCAGCAAAACCATAAATGTAGGAGGTAACTGGCATGGCTTATGCAGATTATAAATTCTATACAGAATCATTCGGCAATGTCGTGCCAGAAACCGACTTTCCGCGACTGGCAGAAAGAGCCAGTGATTTTGTGGACGCAATGACGTTTGACAGGTTGGTGGACGGACTGCCGGAAAATGAACGCTCACAGATGCGTATCAAAAAGGCGGTCTGTTCATTGGCTGAATTAATGTATCAGATTGAGCTTGCTGAGAAGAATGCAATCAATCAGGCATCAGCAAATGTGACCGACATAAATGTCGGGAACAAATCAACAGGCGTTGCAACATCTGTAAGTTCTGGCAGTGAATCCATCTCTTACGCAACTCCTCAGCAGATTGGGGCAAGTGCAAAAGAATGGAGTGCGGTGTATGCCGCCGCCGGAGATGTACAGAAAACGAATGACTTACTCTTAAAGACAGCTTTACCACTTCTGATGGGGGTAAGGACGGATGATGGAATGCCGATATTATATGCGGGGGTGTAAGCATGAAATATGTACGAATAAAGCCGACTATAGTTGAAGCTATTCAGTGTTTTACTACTCCTAAAAGTATAGCTCAAATTGAAAAGTTTGTTGGCAATTCAGTAAAAATTAATAACAATCTTAACCCACCTCACATCGAGATTTCTGCATATCCTGCTCTATTTAGAGACGGCGAAAGAGTTGATTCGGTACTCATAGAGCCTGGAGACTACGTCTTGCGTGATGAAGAAGGATATTTCGATACAATGATAAAGGATGAATTTGAAGAAGAATTTAAGGAGGTATCTGAATAATGGACATTTCAACATTAGGCTCATGTATTGCAATCGTTATGATTTGCTACATTGTAGGAATGGGCTGTAAAGCATCAAAAAGAATCTCTGATGAATGGATTCCGGTAATCATGGCGATTATTGGTGGGATTCTCGGAGCGGTCGGGATGGGAGTTATCCCGGATTTCCCGGCAAAGGATTATATCACAGCAGTTGCGGTAGGTATGTTTAACGGATTGTCGGCAACTGGCGTGAATCAGGTTATTAAGCAGACAGTGCAGAAAGAATAATTAAGGAGAGGGTATCATGTACGAAAAAACGGTGACGATTTTTGATTATTATGAATCAGCCACAACAGGAGATGCGTACTGGTATCCTCATATACTATCCGGCGTTGACCTCATTATGGACAAAGGAGCAATCCTTAAAAAGTACGGACCAGACGCAACTGACAACGCACAGTTACACGTTCGATACACTATCCAGAACGGAGATATAACTATTACTGACAAGGATGGTAAAATTCTTCCATGGATGCCTTCGAAGGAGTGGAAAAGACAGATTAACAACGCTTTGGAAGACACTATTACATTCTCGGACGAATCGTTTTTCTGGGAAGGTGAGTGGGCTGGCGGAACGGTATCCGATGGTGATTATCGGAATGGATTCTACCAGTACATGAACGAGAACAGGGATAACGTGTTCAAGATTACTAGTGTAGGCGGTCCGTATACACTGATTCCACATTTTGAGATTCTGGGTAAGTAATATGAGTAAGATTCATCATTTTAAAGGATTCTCCGTAGTCGATGGAGATATGAAAATAAAGCTGAATATGAGCAGATTTTCCAAACAGTACCAAGAAGCCCAGTATCTCCTTGATGGAATGGTTATGGATAGCATGATAGAGTTTATGCCAATGATTTCGGGAGATTTTATTGACCGAACAAGAGTCAAAAGTACATCAATGCAAGGAACTGGATTTGTATGTGCAGCGGCAGAACCATATGGACGTTTTCTTTATTTTGGAAAAACCATGGTCGACCCTGCGACAGGTAGCACATGGGCAAGACACGATGCGGAAAAGGTTCTTGTGAGCCAGTACTCCGGTAAAACGAATGCAAAAGAAAATCTTCAATATACAAAATCACCGCATACTCAGGTGCAAGCTGAATGGTTCGATGCCGCTAAACGAAAATACGGCAGTACATGGCTTCGCAAGGTAAAAGCACAGGCAGGAGGTGGCAGACATGGCGGATAAACCTATCGGTAAAGATGCAACTGGATACGAGATTCTGACAGATGCCATGAAAGCACTTCTGAACCAGTATCCGGGACTGTATGAAAATGAAACAATCAAATTTGAGGAGCTTGGCAAGGAATCAGGAATTGCGTTCTCAGCAGATAACGGAGCGTTGGTCTATTCAGAAAAAGAAGATGTCTGCGGTACGATGCATCAAGTGTGTCAGTATCCATTTTATATAGTGTACCGAACAGCATCCGACAAGGAGAGGCAGAAGCTATCTGTTCAGAAGTTCCTGGATAATCTTGGCAAATGGATATGCCGAGAACCAGTTGTCATAAATGGCTCTGAGACGCGCTTAGATGCGTTTCCTGAGCTTTCACAGGGGCGAGTGATAAAACGTATCACCCGTGATAACTCCTATGGTTTAGAGCCACAGGAGAGTGGCGTACAGGATTGGCTATTGCCATTATCGGTGCGCTACGAAAACACTTATGAAGTAATCTAACAAGTAACAACCGGCTATCAGTTAGAGATAGTCGCTAACCTACACGGCCTTTAAAGTTATAGGCAGAAAGGACATTTCTATGGCAGTTACAGGCAAGATTGACCGTAAATATATGGCTCATTATATTGATGCAGGTTCCCTTTGTGGAGGACTGACACCGAAATATGAGCGTCTTGGTAAGGATCTGGAAGAGTACAATGTAGAGCTCAATCCAGATACTGAAACATCTAAAAATATTCTCGGAGAATCCACATTCAAACATAACGGTTATGAAGTTTCTTCTGATGCTGATCCGTTCTATGCAGACACTACTTCTGATCTGTTCACAGCGTTACAGAAGATCGTAGATGGACGTCTCAAAGACGATAACCTCAAAACAAAAGCAGTTGAGGTTCATCTCTGGACAGAAGCTACGGCAGGCAAGTACGAAGCATATCAGCAGGATTGTTATGTTGTGCCGACATCCTACGGCGGCGATACATCCGGCTATCAGATTCCGTTTACCGTGAACTATGTTGGAGAACGTGTCAAAGGAAAATTTGATATCAGTTCCGGTACATTTACAGCTGACAGTGAATAATTTTAGGAGGATATAGAAAATGGCAAAAACAATTAACACAAACATTGATGATGGATTTCTTCTTTTCACATTCACAAACAAACAGGGTGAAGTGTTCTCTTCGTTCAAATTGAACCCTACTGACATTAATATTGCAGCAAGAGCGGAAGAATTGGAAACTTTCTTCGAACAGGCTCAGGAATCTGTTAAAAATGTTTCTTCCAGCAAAGAAATGGCGGAGATTAATAAGCAGATTGAGGACAAAATCAATTATATGCTCGGATATGAAGCATCTAAGGATTTATTCAAAGAACCAATTACCGCAACAACTGTTTTTGGAAATGGTCAGGTGTTTGCCTATATCGTTCTGGACAAAATTAATGAAGCACTTACTCCGGAAATTGAAAAGAGAAAGAAAAAAATGCAGGAAGTAGTCAATAAGTACACGGAGAAGTATACAAAATGACCGCCTATGAGTTGCCCACCTCACTAAATATCAGTGGGGTGGATTTTTCTATCAGAACGGATTTTCGAGTAATTATTGATATTCTGGTCGCCATGAATGACCCAGAATTGGACGAACAAGCGAAAGCTGTTGTTATGTTACAGATTCTATTTGAGGACTGGCAAAGCATACCCCCAGAACATCTTACAGAAGCTTGCCAGAAAGCTTGTGAGTTTATCGACTGCGGACAGGCTGACGATAATCCGAACAAGCCTAAGCCCCGCTTAATGGACTGGGAACAGGACGGAGACATGATCGTCCCGGCGGTAAACAAGGTTGCCGGTAAAGAAATCAGAGCGGTGCCTTATATGCACTGGTGGACGTTTTTTGGATACTTTATGGAATCTGGCGAGTGCCTGTTCAACACCGTAGTTGGAATCCGGTCAAAAAAAGCAAAGGGTGAAAAACTTGATAAATGGGAGAAGAAATTCTATCAAGAAAATAAGAACATTATTGATATAAAAACACGTCTCAGTGACGAGGAGCAAGCGTACAAGGATGCGCTGAATGAGATGTTGAACCTCAAATAGTTAGGAGGTGGATGTATGGCTGCTGATGGCTCAGTCATTATTGATACCAGAATGGATACAACCGGTGTCCAAAATGGCGTATCAGCTATAAAACAGTCATTTAACGGACTTGGCAGCGTAGTAAAAAAAATAGGCGTACTGATTGGCGGAGCATTTGCAATTGGGAAACTGGCCCAGTTTGGGAAAGAGTGTATAGAACTCGGCTCTAATCTGGCAGAAGTACAGAATGTGGTCGATGTTACATTTACCACAATGTCGGATAAGGTCAATGAATTCGCAAAGAACGCCATGACCTCAGCCGGATTATCTGAGACAATGGCAAAAAGGTATGTCGGTACGTTCGGAGCAATGTCTAAGTCGTTCGGTTTCTCTGAGGCACAGGCTTACGATATGTCAACGGCTCTAACACAGCTGACTGGTGATGTAGCATCATTCTATAATATCAGTCAGGACTTGGCTTATATCAAGCTGAAATCAGTGTTTACGGGCGAAACCGAGACATTGAAAGATTTAGGTGTGGTCATGACTCAGTCGGCACTTGACCAGTATGCACTGGCTAATGGCTACGGCAAAACCACATCCGCCATGACCGAACAGGAGAAAGTAGCTCTCCGCTTGGCTTTTGTGCAGAAACAGTTGTCTGCTGCATCTGGTGATTTCGTCCGAACATCTGATAGTTGGGCGAACCAGGTACGAGTGATGCAGTTACAGCTACAATCTCTCAAGGCAACAGTCGGGCAGGGATTAATTAATATTTTCACACCTGTTCTGAAAGTTATTAATATCTTACTCGGTAAGTTAGCGACTCTGGCAAATGCTTTCAAGTCATTTACGGAGTTAATCACCGGAAAGAAATCATCTGGTCAGACAGGCGCGAGCGGCGCAGGTCTTGTCGGAACAGATGCAATGGCTGACACAGCCGACCAATATGGAAATGCTGCCGATAATGCCGAAAAGCTGGCGGATGCAACAAATGATACAGCGGACGCAACCAAGAAAGCTACTAAGGCGGCAAAAGGATATCTTAGTCCTCTCGACGAAATAAATAATTACTCAACGGACAAAAGTGCGGATTCATCGTCAAAAGCGCCGAGCGCAACCGGCGGACTTGCAAATCAGATGAAAGATGCTGTACAAAATGTTGATTATGGAAAGGTGGCAGAGGGTGAGACAGTTCTTGATAAGATGTCGAAACCGCTAAAGAAGATAATTGACAGGTTTAAACAGCTGGCCAAGTTAATCGCAAAAGGATTCTGGGATGGATTGGGAGATTACGAGCCGATTTTTGACGGAATAAAGAAAGGCCTTGACTCCATATGGAAATCTTTAAAAGATATCTTCACTGATCCAGAAGTTACCAAGGCAGCAAATAATTTTTTAGATTCATTTGCATATGCAATTGGGCAAGTTGCTGGCTCATTTGCCAGAATCGGATTAACAATTGCACAAAACATTATAGGCGGAATCGAAAAGTTTTTAAAGCAGAATACGCAAAGAATAAAGAACTATCTGATAGATATGTTCAACATCGGTGCTGAAATTTCACAAATCGCAGGAAATCTTGCGACTGCTTTTGCTGATGTTTTCTCAGTTTTCGGTGGAGAAACCGCACAGCAGATTACTGCCGATTTAATCGGAATCTTTGCTGAAATCGGAATGGTTCTTACAGAAACGGCTGCAAAACTTGGCAGAGATATTCTAAACATGATTGCACAGCCTTTTATCGACAACAAGGACATTTTAAAGTCAGCAATCGAAGGTAGCCTCGGAGTAATAGAAACCGTAACAAGTGGGGTCTTAACAGTTGTTCAAAACCTTAGTGATGCAATATCAAGGTTATACGATGAACACGTAAAGCCGTTCTTTGATTCTATAGCAAATGGACTATCAAGCATATTTGAAACTCTAATAACCGGATATAACACGTACATTCTTCCGGTGTTACAAGGGCTGGCAGAACAGTTTAAAGGGCTATTAGAGGGACCATTAGGGGACGCGATTTTAAAGATAGAAACTTTCCTCGGAAAACTCATTGATTCTCTGAAACTTCTGTGGGAGTCGGTGTTAGTGCCTTTGATTAACTGGATAATCGCGAATTTGCTTCCGGTTGTGGCAAAGATAATTGACGTTGTAGGAACCACAGCAATAAAAGTCTTGGAATCATTAATTAAAATTATTGGTGATGTAGCAGACACATTGAGCGGAATTATTGATTTTCTTGTTGGCGTTTTCACAGGAGACTGGGGACTGGCTTGGCAGGGAATAAAAGAGATTGCGGATGGAGCATGGAGTTTTATCAAAGATGTTGTATCAAGTGCGTGGGAAATAATTAAAACCGTAACAAAAGGCGCACTGAACATAATAAAGACCGTCATTAGCGCTGCCTGGAATGCAATCAAGACAGCGACTTCAACAGTCTGGAATGCCATCAAGAAGACTCTTTCTGGATTATGGAGTGCTCTTAAAACCACGGCAAAAACAGTGTTTGACGCAATTAAAACCAAAGTTACTGGCGTTTGGGATAAAATAAAAGACAAGACATCCCGAACATGGGAAAGCGTTACTACTTTTGTATCTACTAAGGTTGAAGCAATAAAAACCGCTATTACTGATAAGTTTAATGCTGCCAGAGATGCGGTAAAATCTGCATTTGAAGGTATTGTAGACTTTATTAAAAGACCAATCAATCAGGCAATTAGCATTGTTAATAATGCAGTTGGGATGATTAATAATGCAATTGGCGGAATTGAATCTGCATTTTCTTTTGGCCCATGGAATGTGCCTACGCCATTCGGCACAAAGACTATCGGATTTCATGCAACATTTCCACGTATCGGAACTATCCCATATCTGGCTAGTGGCGCAGTTATTCCGCCAAGGTCAGAATTCCTTGCGGTATTAGGTGACCAAAAAAAAGGAAATAACTTGGAAACACCGGAAAGCCTGTTGCGTCAGATCGTCCGGGAAGAATCAGGGAAAGGACAGGGAGATGGAAACACTTACAATGTTACAGTCAATGCATCTGGCAGAAAATTGTTAGACATTATCATTGATGAAGCAGAACTTAGGAGACGCAGAAATGGCGGTCAGAATCCATTCTTATTAGGAGGTGTGTAAATGTCGCAAGAACAGTTTAAGATTGATGGGGTCATTATAAAGGCCCCTGACACATACAAGCCGGTGTTCGCAACTACATCAACGGAAAGTTCTAAGAGAAGCCAGGATCTTGTTATGCACAACACTCCAATGGGAACTATCGCCGGATATGACATGGAATGGGGTGAGCTTAAATGGGGAGAGATTGCAACGATTCTCAACTCTATGATTAATAAAAGTCAGTTCACTTTCCATCATAAAGACCCTCGGACACCCGGCAAATGGATTGACAAAACGTTCTATGCATCTAATTTCAACATGGCAGCGCAAACGCTCAAAGACAACGAGGAGCGATGGACAGGATTAACTATTAATGTAAGGAGCATTCGACCGGTATGATTAATGTTACAAATCAGTTAAAGACAGAATCTCTCCTAAATAGTAACTATTATGTTACAGCGAATGTGGTGCTGCGTGATGGGACAACTTTAAGTCTGGAAAAAGAAGATTTCTACCTTGACGGAAACGGAATTGTAGATTCTTCTGATTCCGGGGACTTCCCGATAGGTGTAGCCATTGAAAAAACAGCAACATTGGCACTGGTCAATGATGATGACAGGTTCTCTGACTACAACTTTGCCGGGGCGCAGTTTACCCTATTTTTAAATTTGCAACTGTCTGATAGATTAGAAACCATTCGCCGTGGCACATTTATTGTGTCGAAAAAGCCCGCCACGTCCGATGAGATTAACCTTACTTTGTTGGACTATATGAGTAAGGCGGAGGCGGACTACAAAACGAATCTTGTCTTCCCATGCTCTGTAGGAGAGGTTTTAGAAGATGCCTGTCAGCAGACCGGGATTGTATTAGGTGACGCAACATTTAAAAACGCAGACTATCAAGTGCAGAAGAAGCCGGAAAATACCACTTTTAGAGCAGTAATCGGTATGGTTGCAGCTCTGGCAGGCGGCAATGCTCGCATTGATGAGAATGATAATTTGCGAATCATCACTTTTGACGATGGTATGGATGCTATCACATTAGAAGTAGTTCCATGGTACGACATTAATGGAAACACCATTCTTGACGTTGGAAGTAACGAGATTGAGACAGTTCTCGAACGAAAAGGATTTAAACCAAATGCTATCAGAAATCTTACCTATGATGTTGACGATATAGTTGTTACTGGGGTCAAGTATACAGATAATGAGACGGAATATAAGTACGGTACAGACGGATATGTCATCACGATTGACAACAAGCTTCTGAGTGGCAATGAACAGACAGGTATTGACCTGATTGGAAAAGAAATTGTCGGTATGAGATTAAGGCCATTCTCTTGCGACAGCGCAGCGATCGGATACGCCACATTTGGAGATAGAATTACATTTTCCGACATTAAAGGCAACATTTACTATTCATATCTGACAGATGTAGACTTCGCATTCTCTGGCAGTACGAGCTTCTCTTGTAATGCAAAGAGTATGGAAGACATCAACGCTGACTATCCAGACAGTATGCAGGTCGAGGTCGACAACATAAAGAAAGATTCTGAGAAAAAGATTACTGCCTATGATGCAAAATTAAAGCAGATGAACGAACTAGCAGCAAACACTCTCGGCTTCTACTATACAGAAGAAATCCAGTCAGATGGATCCACGATTTCATATAGGCATAACAAGCCTACACTTGCTGATTCCAAGGTGATATATAAGACGGGTGCTGATGGATTCTTCTTGTCGGTAGACGGAGGTCAGACTTGGAAAGCCGGATTTGACAGTAACGGCGATGCAGTGCTGAACATTCTGTATGCTATCGGTATACAGTCGGATTGGATCAACACAAGAGGATTCACGGCAAAAGACAATGACGGGAACATTACGTTCCGTATTGACGCAGAGACAGGGGCTGTCAATCTTAATGCCACAGAGCTTACAATTAAAGGGAAGACGCCTGAGAACGTGGCAAATGCTGAGGTTGAGAAGTTCATTACAGAAGTCTATTCGCCGCAGATTAAGGTTCTTCAGGAGCAGATTGACGGGCAGATAGAAGCATTCTTTGGAGACTATGTTCCTGATGGCAATAATGAACCGGCATCCACTTGGACAGATGATACAACTAAAGAAAAGCACTTAGGTGACCTGTTTTATATCGTAAACAACGAAGAATATGGCGGACAGGCTTACAGATATGCAAAGATTAATGGCGAATACAAATGGGACTATGTAAAAGATACTGCGGTGGTTAAAGCTCTGGCTGATGCGGCGCAGGCACAAAGCACGGCAAATGCAAAGAAGAGAATATTCGGGGCAGAGCCGGTACCGCCTTATGATGTTGACGATTTATGGGTTCAGGGAAAGGCCGGGGACATTCTCAAATGCCAAAAGGCAAAGGCAGAAGGAGCAAGCTATGACGCTGATGACTGGGTAAGAGCATCTAAATATACAGATGATTCTGCAATCACGGCATTTATCAAAGGCGTTTTTGCTGATACAATCGAAAGCCTTCAAGAGCAGCTTGATGGTAAGATTCAGACCTGGAGTCAGGATACAGACCCGGCGCTTGAATGGACAGAAACAGAAGAGATTCCGTGGACAGATGTTGGCGGTAATTCCATTCTGGATGTAGGCGGAAATGAGATTTTACTTATCTGGGAAAAAGGCAAATATATCCACAAAGGAGACCTTTGGCAGAACACCGCCAATAACGCTAACACGCGCTGGCGGTGGGATGGTAGTGAATGGGTCGAGCAGAAAGCACCGGATTATCTGTTTGATAAGATTGATGGAAAAGCGGCAGTCTATTTTGAACAGCCAAAGCCGCCGTATAACATGGGAGATTTTTGGGTCACATCAAAGGCAGATGGTGAAGCTTCTATCAAAACAGCAGTCAGGAGCCGAGCGGACGGTGCATTTACTGACACTGACTGGATTGATTTCAAATATGTGGACAAAACCGACATTGATAATGCGGTCAAGGAGTATGATACAAGTCTTGGTCAGGATGAGGTATTTAATAAGCTGACAAACGGCGGTGAAGACCAGGGGATTTACATACAGAACAAGAAACTGTATATCAACGCAAATTACATTCTTGCAGGCGTTCTGGCAGGCAAATTCATCAATGCAAAAGGGATTAAGGTTATTGACAATGATAATCAAATCACGCTCCATATTGACGATAGTGGAAAGGTATACATTGCCGCGACAGAGTTTTTATTAAAAGGAAAAGCTATCTCTGAAATAGCAAAAGATACCGCGTCCAATACTGCAACAGAAATCGCAACAAAATACGCCACGCTGAGCGTGTTACTATCAAATGAATTCCAAGGAATTCCAACAGATTCGTCCGGAAATTATACTACATTTCCGACATGCAAAACTACGGTAACTGTGCTGTATGGTGCTGAGAATGTGACCGCGCAGTCAAATATTTCATTCTCCGCAGGAAGTGGAGTGAGTGGCTCAGCATCAGGGGCAACGTATACGGTCTCTGGGCTGTCTGTGGATAGTGGCACGATTACTGCAACCGCAACTTACAACGGGATGACCGCGGAAAAGGAATTTGTAGTCGCAAAGCAAAAGCAGGGTGATACCGGGAATGGAATTTCAAAGATTGTACAACATTATCTCGCTACGTCCAGTTCGTCTGGTGTATCAACAAGCAGTTCTGGATGGACAGAAACTGTGCAGACTCCAACACCGGACAATCGGTACTTATGGAACTATGAGGAAACTTTCTTTACAAACGGAGCTAAAGCAACAACGCTTCCTTGTGTGATTGGCGTATACGGGGAAAAGGGTCAAGATGGACAGGACGGAAAAGACGCCAGTGATATGACCCAGTTGGAAATCTTTAATAAATTAACCAACAACGGGGAAACACAGGGGTTATATCTTTATGATAACAAGGTGTATCTGAACGCTTCGTACATTGACACCGGGTATCTGGCTGGATGGCAGGTTTTAAGCGGATATTTATATGCGGCAAGTGGCAGTAATAGTGTCACACTGGATGGAAATAACGGGCTTATCAAAACCACAGGGGCTTCAGACTGGTTTAACATGGAAACCAATTCATGGACAGGCGAATCAAAATTAGAAGGAACTACGTTTTCCACGCGTGATGTATATTGCAGTGCGATAAATGTAAGCACAAGCATAACAGGAAGAAACAATTCGCAATCTACCCTAACTATGGGGAGTTTAAAAGCATATTATAGTATAGTTTCAAACGGTGGTGTTACCGCCACTGGAAAGGTTGTATCATACTCGCACATCGAAGCCAGTGGACACTTTTACAGTAAAGGCACAGGCACCGACCTTGCCGATTTGAGTGTGCGTGGAACAAAATCCAGGATTCTTCAGACAAAGAATTACGGAACCCAGACATTTTATTGTTATGAAATGGCATCCCCTATGTTTGGAGACATCGGAGAAGCATCCATATCAGAAGACGGCACATGCCTGATAGACATAGATGACATATTCCAAGAATCTACTAATGTAAGAATTGAATACTATGTGTTCTTACAAAAGGAAGGAGACGGAGATTGTTGGGTAGATAAAAAAGAACAGACATATTTCACTGTAAAAGGCACTCCGGGGCTTAAATTTGCATTTGAGATAAAAGCGCGTCAGACAGAATATGAACATATGCGTTTTACCGATATGAGCAGAACAGCTTACGATAGGGCAATAGACACAGACATGCCAGAACCGGACTACGGTGAAAGTCTTGAAGTATCAGAACCAGATTATGAAAAAGAGCTTCTTAGTGACAGGGAAAAAATTATTGACGAAATGGGGAAAATATCATGAAAAAAATTCTTACAAGTTTTATGAATCTTAGTACTGGAGAAGGGAGTCGTATTGCTTACACCTATTCTGAGGTAAACGAGGAAACAGGAGAAGTTGTCAGCCAGAATAACAAAGGCAATTTCCTTGTACTGGATGACGATGTACAGGCTCATCTTGATACAGTTAAAAAATATATTCGAGACAAATATTTAGCATAAGGAGGAAATAGCCATGCCAAAATGGACAGATTATACGATAAAAACAGACCCTGCGGACAAAGATGAGGTAATGATTCTTGATACCGCAGGCAAGGCAAACAAACGCCTTAGTCTGTCAGCGTTGTCAGATTGGATTATAGGAAAGATTGCAAATAAAGTATTTGAAAATTTGCAGACGCAAAATAAGACAATTCTGGGGGCGCTTAATGAATTAAATAGTAACAAAACTTCTAGTACCTTACTCGAACTCTCTGATAACATTGATATTTTTTTAAATAAAACAAGTTCGCCTATGGCATATTTTGTCTGGGGAACCATCGGCGGACTTTTCGGAGGATGGGCATGGGGCGTTTTAATATGTGCCAAAGGAACTGCAAATTTTATAGGAATAAGAAATGATAATAAGACTTTAGCTGCGGCTCATTATGAAAATGGTGCATGGAGTAAAATTTCTACTTGGAGTTAATTTTCCTCCTCCTGACACAACTATGATTTATGCGAAGGTATCGCAAGAATCATTGAGATATAGTCACCACAGATACGTGGTGTGAAAGGAGAAAATATGGAAATTAAAGGTATTGACGTATCATCTTATCAGGACAAACCAGACTGGGCGAAGGTGGCAAAAGTTGGATATAAATTCGCCATTTTAAGAATCCATCAGAAAACAGGCATTGATAGCTCATTCGAGAACAACTACAAGGGATGCAAGAGCAACGGAATCCTTATCGGTGGGTATAAATATTCATACGCTCTAACACCGGCGCAGGCGATTGATGAAGCGGAAGATGTGATTGCCGCACTGAATGGGAGAGGACTGGACTTTCCAATGTTCTACGACCTTGAGTGGTCTAATCAGCGAAAACTTGGTAGGCAGGCGATTGAGAATATTGCAGTAGCGTTTCTGACCAGAATCAAGAAAGCCGGTTATAAGGTCGGTATCTACTGCAATATGGACTGGTACAACAATGTTCTGTCAGATGTTCTTAAAAAGTACGATTGCTGGATTGCTCGTTATCCAGCTGGCGATAATGGTTCTGTACAGGAAAGATTACGTCCATCTGTCGGTGTAGGCTGGCAGTATTCTAGTAAGGGGAAAGTTCCGGGAATCAATGGAAGCGTAGATATGAACGTATTCTACAAAGATTATAGAGATTCTGGACAGAAAGGGGAAACGGCAGTGAGCAAAACAAAATTACAAAAATTCACAGAACTTGGTGATTATTATGCTTCAAATGATGGATACCTTGAAAAGAAAAGCAATGCCTATCTGGATGATTTTAAAAAGAATGCAGGATATAACAATTATACCAAATTCGCCCGTGATGTAAATTCTTGGGGGCAGCCGGGTTGCCAGGCTCAACCATGGTGCGCGGAGTACCAGTTCTGGAAGCTGGTGAATGTTCTGGGAATCACAAGAGCATTGCAGATTATGGGCGGCGGATTTTATAACTGTCAGTCCATTACTACCCATGCAAAACAGGCAGACACCTGGCATCTTACTCCAAAAGAGGGCGCGTTGGTTATCTTCCGCAACGGTTCGCATATTGGATCAGTAGAGTCTTTCACATCTCAGCGTATTAATACCAATGAGGGCAATACATCCAGCGTACCGGGTGTAGTGGCAAATGGCGGAGCCGTCAGAAATAAATCTTATTCCATTAATGATCCAAACATTGATGGATATGTATGGATTGACTGGGGTGAAGAGAATGCTGTTGTAGAAACATGGAAAGCAACCAGCACAGCTACATCTACGGTTGACGACCTTTACATTAGAGAGACGCCGAATGGTTATGTTCTTGGACAAATCAATAAGGGAAACCGTGTGGAAATTAACGGTGAAAAATCCGGCATGTGGACAAAGGTTAAAGCTGCAGGCATTGGCATCGGTTGGGCAGCTACTAAATATCTCGAGATTGACGGAGCAAAAAACACAACCACAACGATCTCTAAAAAGCAAGACAAGAATCAGAGGTTGTACACTGGAGAGGTTACAGCTTCTTCTCTGAATGTCCGCACATGGGCAGGTGCAGAATATCCAAACATCAAAAAGTATCCGACATTAAGTAACGGAAATAAGGTCGATGTCATGAACTTTACTCAGAAAGCCAAAGATGGAAGTTCCTGGTATTACATTCGTATTGCCGGAAAATATTTCGGTTTTGTTTCTGCAAAATACATCAAAAAAGTATAAATTTAAGCCCCAAGGAATTTGTTTCCGAGGGGCTTTTTGCGTTATATTGTATCAAATTCGGAATAATAAGAACATTCTGGTTAGTCACACGTTAGTCACAATTTTGAAATTCTGAAAAGCTGAAATGCCTTTAAATAGGGCGTTTTGAGCCAGACAATTCAAACGTGCTTTTAACTATTGGTTAGTTTTTTCATTATTTAAAAACATCAGTAAAATTGCCATTTTACCTTGTTTTATGCGGGTTTGCAGACTTTTGATGGATTAATTTAGGCTGAATAAAATCACTTTAAAAAGGAACGGTTAGTCACAGTTAGTCACAAATGGAACTTTTATCTTTTCAATCTCTGTTCGAAGTTCTTCCAACGTCCTGTGTCCGTATACGGCGTTTGTGACGTCACCACCAAATGAATGACCAAGCATTCTTTTCCGGTCATTCTCTCTGACACCGTATTTTTCACATAAAGCAGAAAAGGTGTGTCGACAGTCGTGCGGAGTGTGTTTTGGGCTTCCAGAAATTCCTAACCTTTCAAGTGTGGGATAAAACAGCTCTTTTCTATATTTATTCTGTCCCCAAGTATATAATTCACTGTATTTTACGTTCTTTACAAAGTCATATATTGACGGATGAATCGGCACGATCCTACTCTTTCCGGCCTTTGTCTTTGACCCACCTTTAAAGTATTTCTGATCGAGATTAATTTCCAGTTTTGGAAACTCTCCAATTCGCCATCCACTGTAGCATAGAATTAAGATTGACTGAACATCTGGATCAGAAGAGTGCCCCCACAAAATTGATAATTCTTCGTCAGTGAACGAGGTTCCGTGTTCATCATCCTCGGGGACATTGATTTTGACATACTGAGCTTTGTTTTCTATTACGATTTCAGCATAAACAGCATACTTGTACATTTGTTTGAACAATATTAAGATGTTCTCCAGACTGGCTCTTTTGAGTTGACATTCATCGATCACCGCCTGCATGTCTGGGGCTTTTATATCTTCAAATACTCGGTCGTGCAAAGCTGCCGAATTCCTAAATCCTCCCGTGTAGGTTCCCTTTGAACTCTCCGAGTAGACCGCTCCTTCAGGAAACTTCCATTTCATGAACTGCTCATATACCTCTTTAAACGTCAGCTTCTTAATCTCTGGATGTTTGCCCTCTACTCCCTTTATCGTGCCGTAATCAGCCAATATGCGGCTCACAAGGGTATCTGTGTCAGTGGTGGGTGATATGGATAAATCTTTTTCCATCCCTGGATGATACGTGCCGGCTTTGTAAGCTGTCAGGACAGTGAAACCTTTTATCCAGTCGTCAACGTAGCAGATCGCCGGTGGACGGATCGCTTTTCCTGTTGCGTCAATCGTAGCCGGCGGATGTACTGCAAAACAATTCCTCCGGTTTTTGCCAAGATAACGGATGCTGCCGAAACTATTTGGAAGCTTCGGGTATTTCTTTCTTTTCTTCGACATTTTATTCCTCTTTTCTTTAAACGGTTGTTTGAGTATAAAAATAACAGCCGAACAAATTTTCTGTCTTGTTCGACTGCTCCGAAGATGATACAATATGTTTTGCCAGCATACATTTCTTCGGAGATGTATAAACGCCGTCCCGGTACGCCAATGCCGGGGCGGTTTTTTATTTTTATTCTATTTCTTCAATGTCAAGAGAATATCCAAGAACTTCTCCAACGTCTGTACATTTTCCTTTTAAAGTAACAGTGTCGCCCTTTGACATGGATGCTATTTTGGATTTTTGGTCGTCACTTTTGATGTAACACTGGACTCCAATAATCTCAAAATCTCCATCAGCCATAAGATCAATATATTTTCCAGCCGCGTCAATGTTACTGAGTTTTCCAGTAATCTCAAGATATTTGCCTTTGTATTTATCAGATGCACCCATTGCATTACTATCAAGATCGGACATCATATCATTGACTGATACGGATGTGTATTCAATTGGCGCAGGTGTATCAGCTTCTTTTGCAGATTCTGTCTTTGCGGATGTGCCGGAAGAAGATGTGGTGCTTGAATCCGAATTTCCACCAACGGCACCAATAACACCAACGGCAACAACTGCCAAAACTACCCATTTAAGTTTTCCGCCTTTTTTCTTACTCATAGAATTGCTCCTCCTAATAGCTTTATTCGCCACGCTCAGCACTTTTCATGCGGATTATGTATTTTGTACCGCTGATTTTGCGATATTATGTAAAGTGCGGTTATATGTGGTATTTTTATTTTATCATTTTAAGAACATATTGTAAAGATTTAGAACGAAATAGAGTGATTTAGATGAAAAAGAAATGTTTTAAGTGCTTTGTACTTCTCTTGCTGATCTATAAGGTGTTTAGTCTTGTACATACCCCACAAAAGATAATTTCCAACAATAATAATCAGAAAGATATGCAGATAGTTCATTCGTATACAGTATGCCAGGAACATTCTATCCAGAAGTATCCGCATACAGACAATGGCAGCGGAAAAGTTTGCGATCTCGCATTTTTCTTCTACGAAAGCATAATTTTCTTTGAGATTACAAAGTTTGTGTATGAAATGGTGAAAATCCATGTATATCATTGGCAGTTGCCAAGAGTCGGAATAGGTGGTATAATAGCAAAAACGAACTAATGTTCGGTTATATTTCCCGCAGCCGAACATATACTGTAGTGTAGATGGTAGTTGTGATAGGGAGGGTTATTATGGATTATAAGAAAGAGATTATTGAGATGGTTGAAAAATGCACGAATAATCATTGGATAGAAGTGATTTATATATTTGTGAAAAGGCTAATCGGATAGCATTAAAAAAGACAAGGGTTTGCGCATTGCCCTTGTCTTTCTTTTTACTTATTAGAAATCATGTCAATAAGTTTTTCTAAATTGTCCCATCCCTCATCATCCAATCTGGCTAATGCAGACACGAGACGGTGTCGGAAAGAATCTTCTCCAGATTTCATTACATCTGCAAGCATGGCAGAAATTTGTTTGTCTTTAATTCCGGGTACAAACATATCTCCGTTTCCAGTTCTGAGCCATTCTTCGTTTACGTTAAATTCTCTGCAAACATCATCAATAGTCCGATCTGACGGAACTTTGCTTCCCATTTCAATTTGCGCTACAAAATTCCTACTTATCTTTAGTTTGTCTGCAAATTCTTGCTGAGTTACGTTTAATTCTTTTCGCAACTCTTTAAACCTGTCTTTCAATTTAATTCCTCCTTTCTGAAAATATAATATCATAAAATGTTTACAAAGTCAACAAAAAAGTATTGACAAATGTTATCTGAGGGACTATACTGTGTTTACAAGGTAAACAAAGGAGGTGAAAATAAATGTTTCACAGAACACCGTCAAAATATGACAACATGACAAAATGGGAAATTCTGGATTCCATAAACAGTGACCCTCATTATTCACATGGGAAAATGGCTAGACAAGCACACAGAGCGTTGCGCAAGTATGGTGACGGATTACCAATCATTTACAGATATCCGAATTTCCCCTATTTGTTATCTGCATTTGCTGGAGGATTCTCAGCTGTGACCGTATTCATTTTATTTTCGTCAATGTAAACATTGATTACCTGTCCAGATTTGTACAGTGCAAATAAGCTGATTACGATGGCGACAATGGATAGAACAACAGGGATATACCACCGTCTGCGGTCTCTTACATAAGAATCATAAAAAGCTTTTCCAGCTGACTGAATGCAGACAATGGTTGGTGCGATTCTAGAATCGGTATCTTCTTTACTGTATTTAATGAACCCGCGTTTCCCAAGATATTCTATTTCCCCTTTTTCTGAATTGGAAAAATCAGACAACGGTATATCAGTTTTATAAAGACGTTTTAACAATTTGATTTGTGAACCAGAAATTTCCATAACATCTCTCCTTTCACAGGAGAGTATATCACAAGAAAGGAGTGAGTACATGTCTGAAAAAGAAAAAAGAATCGTTGAAAAGCTGAAAAACGCGATTCCTAATATGTCAGAATTTGACAAGGGATACATTCTTGGTAAGACGGAAAGTTTTTCTGAGAAAAAAGATGATTCTGACCAGAAAGAAAACGGGAAAGGAGTAGATTATGAATAAAATTTTCGTTCCACACGAACTTAAAACAATCGAGGTTGACACAGAAAAGAAAATCTTCCGCATCAACGGAGAGGATTTCGGACGTGAATGTACAGGTTTCATGATTTCCTGTACACCGGATGGTTTCCGTATCGATATGGAAGTGGACGCGACCGTACACTTTGCAAGCTATTCCAATAAGGGAGTACAGAGGGAACAAGGAACGTATTAAGCAGAAGTTCCTTTATGTGAGTCACGCAGAGTACTGTAAGTTCCCAGAAGATAAGAAACATTATATTCTTGGGTATATGGACGGAGTTATTGATTGCAGTAATTCTGACTAGAAAGAAAGTAAGAAAGGAGCATAAAATGAGCGAAGTTGATACTTACATCAAAGAAAATGCAGAAGTTCATCAGTTCGCTGCAGAGGTTGCAAGAATCATATCAGGCATTCCACAGATGCCGGAATTCTCGTCAGAAATTCTGACCGTAGCCGACGCGAGCCAATTGATCGGACTTCCTGTAACAGCAATCCGGGCAGGGATTGTGTACGGATGGTTGCCAATTGGAGTGGCTGTGCAGAATAACAAGCCAGCAAAAAGCCTTTCCGGTGGACGAATTACATACATCATAAGCCCTAGGAAAGTCTATGAAGTGACTGGACATGTCTGGAAAGGTAAGGCTGCTCTTAATAAGTGAGTGCCCCGGAGGGAGATTGGGCCTCCGCCCCGGAGCTTTGCACCACTAAAACACCTTAGTGGATAGATACATTATAGTTCTCTATCTGCTAATTGTAAAGACAAATAAGAAAAAATAAGGAGAAATTAGCACGATATGAGTGAAATTAGAAACGAAAATCAGCCAACATGGACTGACATCGAAGTAGCACTTGCGACTGAAATTGTCGAAGAAATTAAGAAAAAGTCAAAAAGATGGTTCACTGCATGGATTGTGACAGTCGCCGCACTGGTAGCGAGCAACCTTGCGTGGATTCTGGGAGAAATGAAATAAAATGAAAGAGTATATGCTAATTGCTGTTTGTATGCTTGCCGGGAAATATGTGGATATACCTATCTGGCTGAACATCTTTTTCGGTATCTCGGCAGCATGGGCAGTGCGCCAGATGAAAGCAGACTGGTAGCAGGAAATAAGGAGGATAAGAAGATGTTTGAGAAAGAGATTGATGAAATTTACGAACTCTGCAAAAGAGTCGTGAATGAAGTTCCGACAGTAAGTGTCGAATTCAGTTATTCAATTTATGGAATAAGAGTATGCGGACTCAAGAGAAAAGAAGACGTTAACCTTCCCGACGGCGAATTCAAGTGGGATTTGTACCAAAGCGTATCTTTTAACCCATTTTATGAGAATGCAAGTCGCGAAAGTCTCAGAATAATCAAGGATTTCTTGCTGGAACTTCTGATAGATGGGAGGTGTCCGTTAGATGTTGAATCAAATGGAACTGAAGCTCCTGCCGACAATGGAACTGATAACGACAGTAAATGAACTTCTGTCAGAGCTGAATAAGCGGAAGCAGTACATTATCGACTGGGAGAATCCGGACATGTACCTGAATCATCTTGAATATCACAGTGCCAGCGGGTCACTTCCGGGTGGGCTGTATTGATCCTGCAAGGGGAGATGGTTCTGACAATGTTTACTGTTTTTTTAGTGAGGTGGAGAAAGATGCAGGAGAGGATTAATGAAATTCTTAATTTGATAGACGGGCAGCTTTCTATTGTGGCAGATAACCCTATTGAGGAATCATACAAGGTAAGAACGCTAGCAAACTATGCACAGGCTCTAAATGGGCTTTTAACGGCTCAGAAATCGTATAAGGAGGAAAGTATCAGTGAGTGAATTTGAAATCCGTATTCCGGCAAGAAAGAAGCAGCCGGCAACTGATAAAGATAACCCGGTTGTGAAAGTATCAACAGTTGCATATAACGCACTGGTCGAAATCTATAATGAATCAACCTTATCAATGAAAGATATTGCAAGCTTGCTGATTATCGAAGGCAGTAAACATGTGGTTTATGACAAGGAGGAATGACTTATCGCAACACCCGTATTAATTATTGGAAAATCTGGTTCTGGCAAGAGCACCAGTCTTAGAAACTGCCAGAATGAACATTGGAATCTTATTAGAGTATTGAATAAACCGCTTCCGTTTAAAGGAAAGATTGACGGATGGTTTACAGATGATTACCAACAGATAATGAAGTGTCTGATCGCATCAAAAGCGGAGTCAATTGTGATTGATGATGCAGGATATCTTATTACGAATCATTTCATGAAGGGACACGTTTCTGCCGGAAAAGGCAA